GGCGCTTGCCAGACCTTTCATCAGCGTCTGTATTGGAACAAGCAACACAGAAGCAACATTGCGAACGCCTTGCTCGAGGCCGGTGATAAATGCTCCAAAAACAAATGTTACATCTGCAATGGAATCGCGGATTGAATCAAGAGCAAGAAGCGAAGCTTCACGAAGACCTTCAAACACTGCAGCACCTAGCTGCAGAATTCCATAAAACATTTGGAATCCACCAGAAACAATCGTGATCGCAATTCCGATCATTCTCAATGATCCAGCAAATAAATCCGACAAATCTAAAGAAGCGCCTATGCCATCAATAAACGGCGCAAATATATTTTGCGAAATCAATTCAATAAGCGCTTTAATGCTGTTGAATCCGCTGTTGAATGCAGAAACAGCAGCCAGGAAGGCTGGCTTAAGTTTTTGACCTAATTCTGCTGCAAGATTTTGCACGTTTGATCTTGCGATTCTTTGCTGATTCGACAACGTCCCGCTCGTGTCTGCAAAGTCTCCTTGTTGTATGCCGGCCTGCTTGATGATAGACGAGTAGGCAGCCATCATCTTTTGTGCAGGAGTCAAGACGACAGAGGTTGTCTTTGTGAGACCCATTGCAAATGCTTCTTGCCGCAACGCTGCATCATTCAAGACAATGCCGAGACGGCGAATCGGCTCTACCTCACCAACAAGAGCAGAACGCATTGCACGCAATGCATCGTCAACCCTGACTTCGTTAAAAGAAGCCATGTCAGATGTGAGCTTAGTAAGCTCCATCGACATTGATGCTGACTGTTGCTCAGTCAGGCCGATATTGTTGAACAGCGTGCCGAAAGTGCCGGTCGCAGCCAACGCTTGCGTTTCTGCAAACCCAATAGCACTCGCGCTTTTTGCAAATACCCTTACAGACTTTGCTGATTCACCAAAAACCTTGTCAACGCGATTCTGCTGCTCAGTAAGCGATGCAGCCTGCTGCACCGCAAAATTGACGGCAGCGCCAAACTTCCTGACAGCGGCATATGTAATTTCAACAGCTTTCGCTGCAGCCAGAAACCCAATGCCAAGCGGGATTCTGATTGGAGCAGAAGCAATGCGGCCAAATTTTGCAATAAGGCTTGTTGCCGTGCTTAAACTTCTCGCGAGGCCACCTGTCGATGCAGTGATCGCAACGCTGACTTTACTGAACATTCCTGCCATCATGTGCCTCGCGGGATACCCTGCAGGATTCTATGCATCTGTTCTGGAGTCTGCGGTCTTTGCTCTACCGGCATGAAATCAGATGGCTTCTTGATTGCTTGAGACTTTCCTCTATGAGCGTTGTAAAATTGGCATGTCTGAACAGCATGCCGCAGCCACTCGTCGCCAAACGGTTCTAGCTGATAAAAAGCCATCCACTCATAAAGAAGATCGACAGGCATCAACTCGGCCAACGAATCGACATTCCATTCACCAAGCGAAAGAGCCAGCCGAAAGAGAAATCTCCTAGTCGGCTGGCTTTCTAGTTTTTTATCGATTCCTCTACAGCATCAACATTGATGCCATTCAATGCAAACCCCTTAGAGGCAATCGCTTGCACGACATCAGTGTCAAGTTCGCCAAGCCACTCGGCATCAGATTCTTCAAACAAACGATTTCCTTTCTCGTCGGTGCAAACGAGAGTCAGAAACTTTGCTCTGATGTTTGAAAGATCAATGCCTCCAACGCGACCACCAGTCACCATTTGATCGAACCTGTCTCTGCCAGCAGCACTTAGCTTGCTGATGTAGATAGGCTCTTCGCCAAGCTCTGGAACAACAAGAGGCTCGCGCGGCATCACGCCGCGCTTTGCCTTAATCTGATCTCTGGTAAGTGCCATTGCGCCCTCCTAAAATTAACCAATACTTCCAGACAACTTCACAGTAGCAGTTGCAGTCATAAGCTCTTCCTTGCTGGCTGTGACTTCAAAGCCAGTAAGGAATCCATACGCACTCCAAGCGGTTGTCGAAGTTCCACCGTTTGGATATGTGATCGTCAAAGCCTGCGCAGTGCTATCGTTCGTAAGCGCCGACATGATCGTGGACTTCAACGAAGGATCAAAATGCACTTCGCAAGAAATCTCGCCTGGATCATACATGCTGGATGCAAGGAATTCCTTGCCGCCAGATGTTCCAAGATGCGAGGCGTCAACCGTATTGCGGCTTACGCCAGAATGCGAGATGCTTGCGAGATTCAAAGAAGAGAAAACTGAGCCAAACGATACGGTAGCACCATCAGCAATGTCACGAGCCATGTCACGCCTCCTTGCGCGTTACGGTTCAACGTGTGTAATTTCCAGAGTCAAATCTGTGCGGTAAACAGGCATCTGATCACCAGATGCTGGGTTTTCGATTACATCGGTTTCGTCTGTGACCCTGACCAATCTGATATCAGTGGTCTTTTTGTATTCTAAGTTTCGTCTGATCGCGCGTGCGAGATTGCGACTCTCAAGAAACGTCTCTGCAAGTGCAGACAGGCTGTATGTCGCCCTCGCAAATGCAGCAGAACTATCGAGGCCGATGAACTGATTGCGATTGTTGTTTTCCCTTGAATAGACGATTGCTGGCAAAGGCCCACCCTGCGGCGCTTGAGAAGCATAGATTCTATGGCTAACCAGAAGGGCGACCTCTGGTGCGGCAGAAAGCATGCCAACGAGAGCTTCATCAATATGGAGCATTGCAAGCCTACCCTTGTGAACGCTACCCGCGCTTTGCTGCTGCGCGTGTGTTTTCCGCAATAGCCTTGTCGAGATTTCTTTTCAGATTCTTCTTCAAATCACGAATGACACCGCGAGAGTTTTTTGTCCACCAAGAATCGAAAAAGCCTTGACCGCGAACAGCGTTCTTTGCCCACAAAAGTACAACAGGCACCTTCCTCTGTCGAAGCGGGGCCAGATATTGATACTTCCTGTTGCTTGCCCAAGGGATCGCATAAGGCTTGCCACGAAACGGCTGCCTAGCAACACCACTCTCGACAAGATGTGCGTGATATCCCTTCTTGACACGCTTTCCACCTTTTGGGTCTTTGCCCCTTAGGTATCCAATGCGAGCAAGAACCTTGATGCCGTATTTGTTTGGGTCGCCCTTTTTTTTCGGAGGCTGAACCTCAACACCAGTTGCACGCGACAATCCTCCGCTGTTCCTTGGCGTTGCGTTCTTCAGAGAAGCAAGTTTTGGCTTGACAGCATCGCGAACAGCAGGGGTAATGTACTTCTTCTGAAGTGTAAAGTTCAAAGCACGAAAACGCCGCATCGTGTCTTGCAGATCGTTCCTGTCAACGAGGATATTGATGGTCGATTTAGCCATCCACAACCTCAGTCACGAGAAGCTCGTGCTCGACTCGACGGCCACGCTCAAGAACGCTCAGTATCTCAAAAGTTCTACCTTCTGACACAATGCGGTATTTCGGCTGCAGTCCCTCTGTGTATCGCATCCGCACACGATGCGTCACAACGGCTTCGAGGGCCATTGCGTTTATCGCCTCAATGCCTGACAGCGGAATCAACGCAATATATCTTGTAGCCCAGTCAGTCCACGACAGCGTGTATTCGCCAAGGCTATTGCGAGCCTCAACTGGACGCTGAATCACAGCTTTTGTGTCGAGGATGCCTGTGTTCATGACCCGTGGAAAGCCACCGTGTATGAAGATGTGCCAGAAGTTGTGTAAAGAAACAAAGTGTCATCGGTATTGTGAACACACGATATAGACACCTTGCCGTCATCGGCGTGTATCTTCGTGCCGGTATCGACAAGCTCGATGTAGACAGACCTGTCTGCTTGAATAGCAACACGGTCGATATTTGAAAGCGTGACGAGTTCGCCGGATGCATCTCGGTATGACAGCGAAGTCAAGTCGATGTTCTGTGTTGCTGTGCTTACCGTACCGCTGACGACAGCCACTTTCCCAGCAGTAATCGCTTCATTGCTGGCAAGCCGCACCTTCTTCAGCGACGAAACGCCAGACGAAGAAGCGGTATCGTTGAAATCAAATGAAACGCTGATGCTGCCTTCAATGCTCATGCGTATTGCTTCCATGCAAATGGTGCGAGAAGGTCATACACGCCAAGAGGCACATCGCGAAGTCCAGCGCGGTCTGCAGCCTCTCTGTTGGCGTACCAATGCGAAACAAGCATCTTGATAGCATGCTTGACACCCTGTGGCACTGCGGAAACGCTGCCATAGCCAGCCAGATAGGTGATCTGCACAGCCTTCTCATCGATGCGGGCGCTGGGCCATGTCTCCAAGTAGAGAGGATACGCGAGCCCTGGCGTGTAGTCTTTATCGACTCTGAAGTCCTGAGTTCCGCTCTGTGCCCAGGTCAGCGTTTGCGTAGCACCGCCGGTATCGACATACGAAATAGAGACGGTGGCCTCCGATGCCGTGGCATTCAGCCGCAATGGCGGGCGCGGAAGCTCAATGCGGATATGCGGAAAGTCATCAAAGGCCACCGTATATTGGCAATCCGCAAATGTCCTCTCGCAATAGTCTTCGCACCACTTGCGAGCAGCGTCGATCAAACCCGCGATGTAATCATCGTCATCGGTGAAATCAACGATTCGCAGATGCTCTTTGGCCTCCGCTACCGTGACCGGGCGAGCATCGCTCGTTGGTTGCGTAGCGACGACCAGAGAGCGATAGGATCGCGTTGTGCTGCGAGAGGATTGCCAGCCGTTGAACGTCATTCTTGCGGACCCTTCTTGCGAGGACGGCCACGCTTCTTTGCGACAGGTGCAACAGCCTGCTCCTGCGGCTCAGGTGCCGTGGCAGTTTCAAAGAGGTCTTGCGGGGCAGGCTCGCAGATTCCCATCTGCAGCATACTCCTGGCAACACCATCACCCAGGTCATAGCACTGG